CAAAAACCAGTTAAGGTTTATCGTGATGCAAATCGTGATATGACTTATGACGAGACTAAAATTGCTGAGGGAGTATTTGGAATCAATATTCACAAAGCAGGCGCAGATTCAACTTATGTTGAGAATTGGAGCGAAGGATGCCAAGTATTCAAGAAGTCGGCTGACTTTGATGCATTTATGGCAATTTGTCGTAAAGCTGCTGCCATCCATGGTAAATCATTTACTTATACATTAATTGAATCAGTGGATATCAAATAATGAAAACAACTACATTAGCAGCTGTAGGCATATATTCAGCAGGTACAATTATGGCATTCATATGCTCTTATTTTTTCAACTTGGCAATGACTAATTCAGATCAGTATTTAGCATTGGTTGGGGTAATAATGGCTGATGGATTCTTTGGAGTAATTGCTGGTACTAAACGAGAAGGCTTCCAAACATTCAAAGCACTGAAGGTTTTAAGAACTTTAGTAACATGGGTCATTCTTCTTACGGTGTTGTTAATGGTTGAAAAAGGATTTAAAGGGACTAGTTGGCTGAGTGAAACCGTTCTAGTCCCTTTTATCATATTCCAATTGATTAGTGCATTAAAAAATGCATCAATGGCAGGATTCATTCAAATGGAAGCATTGAATGTGATTCTAGACAAAGTAGATCTACACAAAGGCGATCGTAAATAATTTGGATGTAATCATATTATTCCTTATTATTTGATATGAACTATAAACATATCGCCGCATCTTTCTTTTTATTTTTATTCGGACAAATCATAGTATGGGTTCAAGTCAATGGTCCATTAATTTGGCCATGGGCAAAAGAATACCGATACCTATTAATGGTATTAGGTATTCCTATAACATGGTTGTTTATGGAAGCAACTAAATTCTCAGTTTCAGGTTTTGAAAATTTATTCTGGCCAGGCAGGTTCATGTCATTTACAGCAGGAATCTTCATTTTTACCATAATGACATATATGTTTCGAGAGGAAGCAATCAATGCAAAAACTGCAATATCTTTAACATTAGCATTCTCTCTTATTTTAGTACAGCTCTTTTGGAAGTAAGTATATTTATATAAAAAGAAATAATTCTGTATCATGGATAAATCTGCATTAAAACAACTAGTTAAGAATGAATATTCTAACATACTGCCAATTGTTCAGCGTATTGATCAAGCTAAACGCAATTTGAATGAGGCTAAAATAAATGAATATTATGTTGCATCAAAATATGACCCAGCATTTAAAGTAAAAAAACCTTGGTCAGGTACAGCAAAACAAGCTGAAGACGTATTAAAACAACTTGGAGCAAAACCATTTGCATTAGGACTTAACCCACATGGCTATGAATTAGATGTAGCTAAAGATCGTTTATGGTTTTATCAAAATAATGAAGTTTGGAGTACCAACCAAACTAAAGATTTAGGATATACCATAGTTAATGGAACAATACAATTATGGAATGAACCTGGTGCACAAGATTCTAAATCTGGGTTTAAAGTTGGCGTAATCAAAAATCAAAACGGTAAACCAGTTTTCATTGAAGATACGGCAAATGTAGAAAAGAAACAAACAGAAAAACCAAAGAAAGAAAAAAAATTAACAAAATCTGATAATTGGATTGATACATTTCAAACCGTATTAGATTTTGCAGGAATGATACCAGTAATCGGCGATGCCATCGATGTAATAAATGCTGTTATTTATTTTATGCGCGGTAAATGGTTTGATGGTTTATTATCTTGCATTGCAATTATTCCAATTGTAGGTACAGGAATAAAACTAAGTGTCAAGGCAATTTATAAAGGAGCTAAATTAGAAAAATTAGTTTCATTGATTAGCAAAACATTTAAGAAACCGGCAACAGCAGGAGAACTTTGGGTAGAATTGGCTAGAAACGGAGCAATTACACCAAAACAATTTAGACAAATTGGAACAGGTTTAGATTCATTGTCTGAATTATTAAAATCTTCTTATTCAGGTATACGAAAAATACCGGGTGTTGACTCTGCTGCAATACTTCGACAATTGGATAATTTTAACGATTGGATGCGAAATAGTAGCAGAACAATGGATGACTTAGCCGATGCAGTAAAACGCGGAGATAAAGCACCATGGTTACGTAAAGCTGCTAAAGAAACTCAAAGCACTGGACTTAAAAAAATTGGAAATGCATTATCATTGAAAGCTTTGCCTAAACTAAAACGATTACCATTCTTTAAACCAGAAAAGATTGCAAAAATTGCAGCGGGTCTAGAAAGACGTTTTGTTAGAGAAATGGCAGATCCTACAAAGTTAACTGCATTAATCAAAACAGCCCCCAGACGTAGTAAATTAGTAACATCTATAACATCTCAAGCAAATCGACGAATAGCGGAATTGCCAGTTGCAACTCAACGATTAATACAACAAGACTTGGCTAATATAGGTTATCGAGCTAGTGCAGGCGATTCTAGAAACATGGAGCGACTATTAAGAGTGTTACAATCAAATCCTGCAACAAAAGGTGCATTTGAATCCATTACTGATACTGTTACTAAACATTCAATTGATAACGGATCAATGTTATGGACTACATTTAAAAACAATGACCTTAACAATTTGAAAACATTGATGAGTAAAGATATGATTCCCGGCGGCGGAGCATGGTATAAAGAATTCGATGTTTCACTGAGAAAAAATGCCGATGTAATATGGAATGAAGTTCATGATGCATTTGAAGATTTAGGATTGGAAGTAAGACCTGGAGAGATGTCACTTGATGCAAAACAAGATGAAGTAGATGGCGTTATTTGGCCAATATTAAAAAATTCAATAGCTGAACTTACTCCAGGTGTATATGATGCTGGCAATGCTGCTGGTAATTTAATTAAAACTGCAGCAAATAGTACATTTGCTAAATCTTTAGCAGATTATGCAACAAACAAGTCACAAGATGCATATAAACCAGGTGAAGAAGCTGGCGGTAAATACAAGTAATATATGTTAAATGAATATCAATCAAATCAGACACTTAATCCAAAGCTTTGGATAGGAGATGAGTTACGTCCTAAACTCAAAGACGGATTCATAAAAATTGCTACAGCATTTTATGATTTCTTAGATATTGAATCTACTCCCGTATTAGATATTATTCTAGTTGGAAGCAATGCAAATTACAATTGGACGGAATATAGTGACATTGATTTGCATGTTGTTGTAAATTATCTAGAGATTGGCGATAATTTATACTTGGTACAAAATTATCTACAAGCTAAAAAAAGCATATGGAATTCAAAATATCCTTTGCAATTAAAAGGAATGAACATTGAATTATATGCTCAGGATTTAAATGAAAATTTACATTCTTCGGTTGGTATTTATTCTTTGATGCACGATCAATGGATTCAAAAACCTAAATCAGATATCATTATGATTGATGATGATGCTATACGTAAAAAGGCAGACCCATATGTATATGAAATTGAAAAATTGAATACACAGGATCCTGAACTCCAAGAGAAGATTGAAGACATTCAACAACGTTTGCGTCACTTACGACAAAGCGGACTTAATGCCGCAGGCGAATATTCAATTGAAAACTTAGCATACAAACATTTACGTAATAAAGGTTATATAGACCGTTTAAAAGAGTTAGCTCAAACATTGACAATGAATCAACTTGCATTAGAAAGTGCAGGACATGCAGTAAATGTAGCGGATATGTTAGCAAAACATGTAACCAAACAACGTACGTTGGATGAAGCTGGTTGGGGAGCTATTATGCAAGCTACTCGAGGAGTACGTGATGCATTAGGCCAATGGGAACATCCAAAGCGTTGCACAATGATTCCTAGCAACAACATCACAATGAAACAAGTACCATATCAAGTATTAGGAATTGATGATACAGGTCATATGAAAGTAATGCACCCAGAACAAAATTATACGTTTCCTGGATCAAAAGTTTTCGAAATACCTAGAACTCCCGAATGGCAGACCATGATCATTCAATTGACTAATAAAATTAAAAATGGAGGTCGTTATGCAAAGTAAAGGATTAGGCGACGA